AAGGGGGTTAAAGCATGACAGACGCTGATATCCTCGTGATCTTGAAGGTTGATTTGCAACTTTCCACAACAGCGCTTGACGATTACCTGTCGGCGTTGATCGCGTCTGCCAAGGAGTATATCGCTACCGAGGGAATCGTACTTTCCACCAGCACCGGTGATGCTATGCTGGTGGAGATGTACGCCGCCTACCTTTACCGGCAACGCCGGGAAAAGGTCGTAGCAATGCCCCGGATGCTCCGGTGGGCACTCAACAACCGGCTGTTTGAGCAAAAGGTGGGTGATTGATTTGGATGATCTCATTACATTAATCTCCCAAACCTTTGAGCAGAACGATATCGGGGTACAGATTGCTACACAAACCACAACACAGGTCTGGGCGCGGCTGCAGTCCGCTACACGGGCGGAGTTCTATTCCGCCGGTCAAAACGGCTTGCAGCCGTCCCTTGTGGCGGTTACTCCTATTGCCAACTATGCTGGGCAGAAATTAGCCGAGTGGCGCGGCACACGCTATTCCATTTATCGCACCTATTTTGCAACAGGCAGCGATGAAATAGAGCTGTACCTTGAGGAAAAGGTGGGCAACGATGTCGAAAACGGTTAGACCGGATGAGTTGGCAACGGCAATCCTGTCCGAACTGAAAAACTATGACCAGGCCGTTACGGATGGCGTAAAAAAAGAGGTTCGGCAGGTGGCAAAGGAATGCCGCCAAGACATTGTTACCGGCAGCCCGGTACAGACCGGCGATTATAAGGCCGGTTGGCGTGACAAGGTCGCATATGAGAGCTACAGCGATATCCGTATGCGAATTTTCAACAAAACGGATTACCAGCTCACGCACTTGCTGGAACATGGTCACGCAGGCCCAGGCGGAACCGCAAAAGGCTCTGCCCGCCCATTCCCCCACATCGGCCCAGCGGAGCAAAAGGCAGAGCAGAAACTATTAACCCGTGTAAAGGTGGTGATTAAGAAAGGATGACACTGCAAGAGGTCAATTCCCTGTTAAAACAGACGAGGATGCCCGTAGCTTACGGTTACTTCAATAAGCCGCAAAAGTTACCGTATATCCTCTATCGCGTCTCCTACTCCAATAATTTTGGCGCTGACAATGTGGTGTATCACCCCATCAACCATATACAGGTTGAGCTTTACACAAAAGATAAAGACCTAACAGCAGAGGGCAAAGTCGAACAGGCTTTGTCCTCTCTGTTTTGGCAGAAGTCCGAGAGTTACATTGAAGATCAGCAGTGTAACCAAGTAGTTTATGAAATCGAGGTGTAAAAATGGCTGATAAAGTTAAATTCGGTATCTCGAATGTCCATTACGCTATCCTCGACGGGGAAAATAACACCTATGGCACTCCCGTAGCCATCCCCGGCGCAGTTAGCCTGTCTTTGGAGCCTTCCGGCGATACCACACCGTTTTATGCGGACAACATTCAGTATTTCGTAGCCGTGGCGAACAGCGGCTACACCGGCGATCTCGAAGTTGCCGTTTTCCCCGAAGCATTCCTCAAGGATGTTTTCGGGTATACTCTTGACACCACCAGCAAGGTGATGATCGAGAATGCAAACATTCAGCCCAAGTCTTTCGCCCTGCTGTTCCAAGAGGAGGGCGATGTGAACGGGACGAAGTTTGTTCTTTACAACTGCACCTGCACTCGGCCTACCCGTGAGCTGAACACCACGACCGAGAGCGTAGAGCCGCAGACGCAGACCGTCAGCATCACCGCTTCTCCGCTGGCAAACGGAAACTCCCTTGCCTACACTACGGCGGAGACCCCGGAGGCGACCGTGAACGGCTGGTACACCGCCGTATTCACTCCGACGACTGGAGGCTGAAATGAACAAAGTAATCGAGATCGACGGAAAAAGCGTAGGGTTGTGCGCTAATGCGCTGACCCCACGCATTTACCGCCACAAGGTAGGTCGGGACATTGTACGTGACCTTCAAAAGCTACAAACAGCAGCGACATCCGAGGACGGATCTTTTTCCGTAAGCGATCTTGAAATCTTTGAGGATGTCGCTTTTATCATGGCTCGGCAATATGACGGGTCCATCCCAGACAATGTTGACGAGTGGCTGGAGCAGTTTGAGATGTTTTCCATCTATAAAGTGCTCCCTGCCATTTTGGAGCTTTGGAGCCTGAACAACAAGACTACCGCTGTTCCAAAAAAAAAATAAAACAAACCGTGCGTGAGCCTACCGGGTCAACCTTTATGCTCCGCTGCGCTGAACTCGGGTTATCCGATGAAGCGCTGGAGGACATGACCTGCGGAATGGTCTACGATTTGATGATCGAAAAGGCCAACGACGCAGAACAGTATGCCATAAAGGGCAGACCCGGCGGCTTGCGTGATTTCTTCGCAGGAGGTGGTAAGATTGGCTGAAAACGTTAAAGGCATCGTTGTTGAAATCGGCGGCGATACAAAGGGATTGTCGAAAGCGATCAGCTCGCTGAACAGCGAAATCCGCGGGACACAATCGGAGCTTAATAAAGTCAATCGCCTGCTGAAACTCGACCCGACCAATATTGACCTGCTCAAACAAAAGGAGCAATTGCTCGGGGAACAAATCAAAAATACAGAAAACAAGGTTGAAAGCCTCCGAAACGCCAAAAAGAAAGCGGATCAGGAAATGGCGGACGGCACGGAGATCAACCAAAAACAATACCGTGAGTTAGTCCGGGAACTAACCAGCGCCGAACTAAAGCTGAAAGACCTACAGGCCGAAGCGTCCAAGAGCCGTGCGGCACTTGCACAGGTTTCAGCGGTTACCGGCGAAATAGCAGAAAAGTCCGGGAACATTGCAAAGAAGTTTGCACCGGCATCTTTGGCCTTTGCAGGAGCAGGAGTGGCAGCCACAAAAGCGGCTGTAGAATTTGAAAGCGCGTTTGCTGGCGTTGAAAAAACAGTAGACGGCACTACAGAGCAGCTTGCGGCACTCCGGCAGGGCATATTGGACATGGCAGAAGAAATTCCTGCGTCCACTACGGAGATTGCGGCGGTTGCGGAAGCTGCTGGACAGTTGGGTATTGCCACCGATGATGTACTTGACTTTACCCGCGTTATGATCGACTTGGGCGAAGCAACCAACCTTTCCGCTGATGAAGCTGCCTCTGCACTTGCCAAATTTGCCAACATTACCGGAACGACCGCTGATGAATACTCCAAACTCGGCAGTACCATCGTTGACCTTGGCAATAACTTTGCCACAACAGAGCGCGATATTGTTGAGATGGCTACACGCCTTGCGTCTGCTGGTACAGTTGCCGGGTTGTCCGAACAGGATATCCTTGCATTGTCCACCGCAATGTCCTCTGTTGGCATCAACGCAGAGGCAGGCGGTACGGCAATGACCCAAACAATGACCGCAATAAGCAAGGCTGTGTCTGCCGGCGGTGATGATCTTGAAACATTCGCAAAGATCGCTGGTGTATCTGCTTCTGAATTCGCAGATATGTGGGGCAATGAACCGATAGACGCAATCAGTGCTTTCATCGGCGGGCTTGGGAAGATGAACGAAAATGGAGAGGACACAATCTCCGTATTGGATGAATTGGGACTCTCCGGGATTCGACAGTCCAATATGCTTCGTGCGTTAGCCCTTGCGTCCGATGTATTGGACGATGCTGTTACAACCGCAAATACTGCATGGGACGAAAATATTGCACTCTCCAACGAGGCAAGCAAAAGATACGCAACGACCGAAAGCCAGATGAAAATACTCCGAAACGGGCTCAATAACTTGGCGATTTCCATCGGTGATATCCTGCTGCCGATTATCAATAGAATCGTCGCAGGGCTGCAAAATGCAATCGGTTGGTTTTCAAACCTCGACGATGGGGTCAAAAAGACGATCCTTATTGTCGGCGGCCTTATTGCGGCGATTTCCCCGATTGCAGGTATTATTTCGGGAATTGCCGGAGCCATCAGCTTTATAACTGGAACGGTTATCCCGGCGCTGATAACGGCCATAAATTTCATCATTGCAAATCCTATCGTGCTACTCATAGCGGCCATTGTAGGGCTTGTTGCTTGGATTGCAACAAGTGGAGACGAGATACAAGCCATTCTCCAGCGTGTGGATGATTTCTTGCAGGGCGTATTTACGACTGACTGGTCGGAATCGTTTGGAATTTTGGGAGAAATCTTAAATTTCTTCTTCGCAACAGTAAAATCCGTTTGGGATTCCATAAAGGCCGTTTTCGATGGGATTATTGATTTTATTCGTGGCGTTTTTACGGGAGATTGGGAAAGAGCATGGAAAGGTGTGCAGGAAATCTTTAAGGGAATCTTTACGGCGCTTGTTGCCATTGCAAAAGCACCCCTTAACGGCATCATTGCACTAATTAACATGGTTATTGACGCAATCAACTGGATGATAAACGGTCTGAATAAGATCCACTTTGATGTCCCTGACTGGGTTCCTGTTTTGGGCGGCAAGTCCCTCGGATTTAATATTCCGACCATCGGAAAGATTGCTTATCTTGCCAAGGGCGGAGTTTTGTCCTCCGGCAGCGCCATCGTCGGAGAAGCCGGGCCGGAGCTGCTTACCATGGCCGGTGGCCGTGCCCATGTTATGCCGCTGAACGGGAACGAACGTGGCGGTATTACCATCGAAATGAACAACACATTTAACGGCTACGATAACGCAGCCGGTGAAGCTGCCGCAAGGAACTTGGTACAGGCGGTCAACCGTGCGCTTGGGAGGGCTTACTGATGAGAAAATTTAAGCTCCAGAACGGTGTCGGTGCCGAATGGGATTTGATGGACAAAACGGCGTACTTCAATGCGCCGGGTGGATTAGGCTTCGGCAAAACCTACTCCACCATACAAGCCGGAAGCGCATGGCTGGTATCGGATGATTTCCTTAACCAGTATGCCGTGACAGGCGAAATGATATTCTTCGACTATGCACGGTATCAGGCGTTTATTTCGTTTGTGACAAAAGGCCCGCTTTACCTGATGTATTCCCCGCTGGACACATGGTACAAAATCAAGTGCGAAGTGCAGTCTGCGGATAAGTCGGAGCTGAAATCCGGCTATTTGGCAGTACCGATTACATTCCTCTGCTTCGGGACTTGGCACGAAGCTGTTAAGGTAACGCAAAGCCAAGCGCCAGACCAAGGGATTAAAAGGTACAGCTATACTTATCCTTATTATTACGCAGAGACAGCAACGGGAACTGCAAAAATAAGAAACGGAGATTTGGCATCTCCATGCAAGCTGCAAATCTTCGGCCCGGTCGTCAATCCTGCTTGGGCGCTTATCAAGGCCGGTACCCGTGTAGCGGTCGGAAAAGTAACCGCAACAATCCCTGACGGCCACAAACTCGTTGTTGATGCTGACCCTGCAACAATGGAGATCGCAGAGTATGCGCTCGACGGGACATACATCCAAAACCTGTACCAGTCCAGCGACTTTTCGACCGGAAGATTTATCTATGCTCCGCCGGGAGAAAGCACTTTGACATTTTCGCACGACGGCACGTCGGATATAACCGCATATGTGGAGGTGGAGAAACTTGCATACTCTGTTTAAGTGCGAAGTATTCGCAAGGGATTTCACTTTCCGAAGTTTTGCTCCGATTGAAAGCCCGGAGATACAGTTTGACTACCTGACCGTAGAAAAAACTACTCTCCGGGCCGTAAAGCTGGATGCAAAAAAGGGCGACTTTATAAGCGTTACAGACCAAAACGGGAATGTAGCTTATCAGGGGATCGTTGATGATGTTGAAACCGATAAAACGGGCGTAACGATTTCGGCGCAGCCGCTGATGTCGCTTTTTGACGCAGAGGTATATTTCGATCGCACGACCTCTGCAAATATCGAGCCTTTTATTGCTTCGATCATCCGAGATAACTTTGTTTCTTCGGGAGATGCTTTGCAAAACATATCCGGTATGACGGTGGAAACGACCTCCGAAACGACCGGGGCGCTCAACCTAAAGGACAACATCCACAGCTTTTACGAAATCATCACGAAATCGCTGACGGCTTACGGCGTGGCGGTCAACATGAGCTTTGACCCGCAGAAAAAGACGATCTCTGTTAAGGTTGGTAAGGTTAGCGAAACGGCGGTAATCGAAACAAATCTACAGGCCATCGTGGATAAAAACATCATCATCGGTGACAGTACAGGCCAGCTGAACAAGGTAACCATCTACAACAAGGCCGATGAATCGCAACACATAACCTACTATCTGCATCCTAACGGCAATGTCGACACAAACAACACGGACAGAATTACACCTGTGTTTTTTGCGGCGCAGTTTTTGGAAACGGATATCAATTTTGAATCTGCTGCATACAAAAAGGCTTACGAAGCGTTAAGTCCGCAAAAGTATGACAACATGATCGAGCTGACTGCCCGCAACGACTGCGGCGTGCTTGATACCTCTATGGCCATTGGTACAGAGGTGCTTGTAATTGACGGAGACAGCAGTTACAAATCCATCCTTACCGGCTATACCCGGTCACAGGATATCACAAAAATGACCTTTGGCGTTGTCCGCGCCGATTTGACAAAAATCCTAATCCTTGAAAGGAGGGCAAACGCATGATAACGCTGCTCCAGTATAACGCATCCATCGTCACGCCGACTGATGATGCATATCTGTACAACCACATTATCAACGACAGCGGCATATTTACGGGCGTTGAGGTAACTACACAGGGCGGTAACATCATCAATGTTTCCGATGGCCGTGGTATAATCCTCGGTCGAAACTTTGTTGTTGAAGCACAGACAATCAATGCGACGCTTCCAACCAGCGGCTCCGTCCCCGGTCGATTGCTTATCCAAATTGACATGGCAAATACCGAAGCGCCGATTGCTTTTGTGACGCAGGCAGCCGATCCGCTTCCGGCACTTGTGCAGGAGGATATCAATGCAAGCGGTACGGTGTATCAGCTGCCGATAGCAACTTTTACGGCACAGCCGACGATGGTTTCCGATTTACAGTATGTTGCGCACACCATCAGCCCTGGAACGGTTGCAAGCTTTAACGGCCGAACCGGTGCGGTTGCGCCGCAAACCGGCGATTACACCGGCAGCCAAATCAAAATCCCCGGCTACAAGCAGGCAACCTCCCGGCAGAATGTAACCGCAACAGACACGGTAACGCAGGCCATCGAAAAGATGGAGTACAAGATAAACCGCGCTTTTGTGGTTAAGCAAATCTCCCTCCCAGCCGCATCTTGGATGGGCGCAGAAAGTCCGTACAGCCAAACCATCAGCGGGCTTGGGACTACGGCAAACAGCAAGGTAGACATCCAAATGGATGCGACTTCCATCGGCGTACTCATCGACAGCGGCACATCTGCGATATGGATGGAGAACAGCAACGGAACGATTACGGCCAAATGCATTGGCGATAAGCCGAGCGCAGACATGACCGTACAGGTTACGATAACGGAGGTAACAGCATGAGCGTAATTTATGGTAATCCAATTGTTACCAGCGGGGGGGGGTAAAACTCAACATAGACTATGGAGCAACCCCTCCTTCTGACACCACAAAGCTATGGGTGCCATTGGCAACAAAGCCGAGTAATGTTGAGTGTAGTCCTGTTTTGAATTATGGAAACGAATACACTGAGACAAAGAACTGGACAGTTGGTTTTTCTCAGCTTAGAAGTGACTGGCCGCAAATGTGTTCATATGGTAATTATATTTATTCTGCTTGTCCATATATAGGTAGTCAGCAAAATGATATATATAGATATGATGTAACAACAGGAGAAAGAACGACTTTTTATTCAGACCTGGTTTACCAAAATTACGTACTCGCTTTTACTGTTGGCAAATACATGTATACTTTTAATCATACTGTTGGAGCATATTCTGAGTATGTAGATAAGTTTGATTTGGAAACAGGAGAGAAAACTACACTAAGAGATGTTTCTTATCCCTTTCCTGGTACACAAGTACACTATTTTTCAAGTGGCTGTGTTAGTGGCAATAAAATATTTCTTGTTGGCTCATATGTTGGAAGTATAAACTATGCTACTGTATCAGTTTTCGATGTAACAACAGAAAAATTTACTTATCATGGAAGTATGCCAAATCAAGCTCAAGGAACATATAATGCGGCTTGCGTTGCAGTAGGAAGCAAAGTTTATGTATTTGGCGGCACAACAAGTGGCTCATTTGACCCGCGGAAGTCTATACAAACATTTGATGTTGATACACAAGAATTTACTCAGAATAACAATGTATTACCTTATCCAGTGAACCACGCAAATAGGTGCTGTAGAATCGGTAGCTATGCATATATCTTTGGAAATATAGATTCTACTCAGTATCGAAAAAAAATAATTCGTGTAAATTTAGATAACTTGGTCGTTGATGTGCTTGAGTCTGAATTACACGCAGATAGAGTATCAGCTTGCTGTGGATTTGTTGATGATAAATTTTATCTTCTTGGTGGTTCTGAAGCTTCTTCAGTAGAAACATTTACGCAATCGACTGTTTTGCAACAAAATCATTTATTCCTACAAGCAGACTTTGGATTTAACAATCCATTCCCGCTGATAAACGATAAAGGCGTAAAGATAACTGCTTATTTGCGTAATGCCTACCTTGGGGACAGCAACAACATAGCACAATTAACAAACGCATACCTCTACGACAGCAAAGACCTCAAATGGAAATCCCTCTCCGGTGAAAGCTATGTAGCGGATATGCAGAACGCACTAAATATATTAGGGGTGAACTAAATACTCACCCCGGAAAGGGTGAATATGAGTATTTTAGGAAATCCCATTACATTGGGTGGTAGTGGAGCTGATTTGAACATTAACTTTGGCTCCACACCTCCCGCAGACACAAGTAAGCTGTGGGTTCCGCTGGGGAAGAAGCCGGATAAGGTTTCCGTTATATCCTATTTTGATGGCCAAACAGGAAATCTTCAATCGCTTGGTTCTTTTTCGCCAGAGTCTGGCGGTGGCAGCAGTTCTTTGTCGCCAAGAATAGTCGGAGATGAACTTTGGGTTGTACGAATCAATACATTTGCGAGTAGTGTTGAAAGAACTGTTATAGCAAAATTCAATCTCAAAACAAAGCAGTTTGTTGAAACCTTAACAGCATATAATATTGGTTATTTGGGATGCGGAATTGTTAAAGTAGGGGACAAGATATATTCTCTTAACACACATTACGCAAGTGGAGGTTATGGCTACACCGAGGATAAAATGTGTATTATCGACCCGACAACAGGAAAGTATAACCGTACCACTCTTTCAATTAGTGAAATTACATCATATGCTTATATAAGTGCAGTTACAGATGGGAAATATATTTATGCTCTTGGCGGTTCCAATAGTGACGCCGTTGATAAGATGTTGGTTATCGACCCTGAATTATTGAAGACTACAAAAACCATTTATTTTGGAACCAATTTGTTTCGTGCAACAAGCATTATATACTATAACGGATTTGCATATTTCGCTTACAATAATACTTTAACGGTTTCGGAATGTACGACTCGTATAAAAAGAATAAATCTAACAACATTTGAACATTCTGACATATATCAAAGTGGAGCTGATATGAAGTCAAGCTATCTATGGTCACTGACAAATGATGGCGAAACGGCATTTTTGGCTTGGGCAAACTGGGGAAACGCATCTTCAAGCACAAACTATTCATTGAAGACACTAAAGTTTAATCTCTCTGACACAAACATAACCCCTGTTGTTATTAGTGACCAAAAGCCTGGAAATTACGGGAGTAGATTATTCCAAGAAGCGTATCTTGGGAATATTTATTCTTGTCTTAATGATACCTTATACACAATTCCTTACAAACGTGACTTGGCGAGTGGTTATTTGGCGATAACTGCTGATATCGCCAAAGATGGTATTGATATTTTAGCCGACAAGAATAACTCTATCTTCATAAATCCAATATCAGTTTATCTCGGAGATGAAAATTCGATAGCACAAAAAGTGGATGCATATTTGTACGACAACGCAGATGGAAAGTGGAAAACGCTTGACGGTGTTTCTTATACAGCGGATATGCTCAGAGCACTTAATATTATGGGGGTGAACTAATGGGTTATTACACAGAAAAAGCCAAAGAAATAAAAGCAAAGCAGGACGCAGAGTTGGAACAGCTAAAAGCAGCGCTGCAAACCCTTGGAGTAGAAACCGAAGAAAAGGAGGAAACAGCCAATGCGGAATGACATCTTAGAGCAGGCGCAGGAAATCCGGACGAGCATTGACAGCGTGACCGTTGCTTTGGCGGACGCTGATGCAGCAAAGAACCCCATGCTGTTCCTACCATGGGAAGTTGGTACCAAGTACGCGGTGGGCGACCGCAGACGGCACGATGGCAAGGTATACAAGTGCTTGCAGGCTCACACCTCGCAGGCAGACTGGGAACCCCCGGCCGTTCCTGCTCTGTGGGTAGTCGTCAATGTCAGTTCTCCTGGCACGATTGACGACCCCATCCCGGCATCGAAGGGCATGGAATACGAATACGGCAAGTACTATCTCGACCCGGAGGACAGCAAAACTTACCTCTGCAAGCGTTTGAATGAGACCGGCACCATCGTGCTGTATTACCTGCCGCACGAGCTTGTAGGCCAGTATTTTGAGGAGGCATAACCCATGGAAATTGCACTGGCCCTCCTCGGCTCCGGCGCATTGGCTACCGTCATTAGCTGGCTGCTGCATCGTATTGACCGCAAGCAGGACAAGCAGGATCAGATTATCTCCGGTATGGCAGCCTTGGACAATAAGCTGCAACAGCATATTGATTCTGACGAACGCTACCGGACAGATATGTGCCGCATCCGCATCCTGCGCTTTTCGGACGAGCTGCGCCGTGGGGTGAACCACAGCGAAGAATCCTTCAACAATGTGCTGGAGGATATCGACAACTACACAGAGTACTGTGTGGAGCACGAAGATGTCTACATCAATTCCAAAGCGGATGCAGCGATCCGCAACATTAAGAGCGTCCACGACCGCTGTATTCGTGGCGAACTCAAATTCCTTTAAGGAGGACATAAAATGAACGAATTTGTAACTTGGACTTCCCTTGGTACTTACGCAGGCGCTGTAATGATGGTCACAATCATTACCCAGTTCCTCAAGCAGACCCCCCTCAAGAACATCAACACCCAGCTGCTTGCTTACATCATCTCTGTGGCCATCCTCATCGGAGCCGAAGCCTTTAACGGCTCTGCTCTGACGGTACAGGGCGTGGTGCTGTGCCTGCTGAACGCTGTTATTGTCGCTTTGGCTGCTAATGGTACATATGACGCAGCCACCACCGGCATGGTGAAAAAGGTCAAAGAGGAGGAATTCCCTCTTGAGGAGGTGGTGAAAGATGCCTAAAGTGTATCTTTCCCCCGAACGCAGACCGGCTCCCCATGCTCCGTACTACGGCTTCCCTGGCGTGTACGAGCATGATGTGTGTGTAGAGATCGGCGCTTATTGCGCCGAGGCTCTCACCCGCTGCGGGTTTGATGTGATGGTCGCATCCCCAGACAAGACGATGCAGGAGCGAGTAGCCGAAAGCATCGCTTGGAAATCCAACCTCCATATGCCCATCCATACCAACGCCAGCACGGCCACCTTGAAAGAAGGGACTGCGCAGGGGCCGACTGTCCTGCGCTACGGCAGAGCCGGAGGCATCAGCGACCGGGCCTGTCAGATGGTCTACCGCAGACTGATGGAGATTTACCCCCGGAACACCCACCGAGGGGTCTATCAGAAGGACGAGTTTTACGAGATCGGCAGAACTCCCATGCTTTCGATCTATCCCGAAATCGCATTCCATGATAACGGGCAGGATGCTATTTGGATTGTGCAAAACAAAAAGCGCATCGCCGAGGCACTCTGCAAAGGTGTATGCGACTGGTTCGGCGTGACCTACAAAGAGGAAGAAAAGCCGCAGACCGACTGTGACAAACTTCTGGCCGAGCTGGAAGAAATCAAAGAGAAGTACAGAACCGAACACGCATCCGCACAGGCGTTGCGTGGCAGAATTTTAGCCGCCATCGAACAGTACGATACGGCGGCTGAATAACTCACTTTGTAACTCACTTTTATTCCGAAAGTGTGTTTTTTATTCCTTTTGTGCAGGAAAAGAGAACGAAAAACCCGCTTAAATACTGCATTTCCCGCATATAGCGTTTAATGCGTGTGGGTTCAAGTCCCATCTTCCGCACCAACGAAAAAGCCAGTAACCATGCGGGTTACTGGCTTTTTTCTTTTGCAAAAAAACTCACAAAATAACTCACTTTTTTTCCTGCTGACCAAGAATTGATGTAAACACGCCATCAAGTGCGCTGGTTATTTGGCGATCCATCCCGGACACAGCGTGACCGTAAACCCCGAATGTGTCCATACTCTTTGAGTGACCGACCAATTGCTTTACCCACCCCTCGGGTAGGGACTGGGCAAGGGAAACGAAAGTGTGTCGTAGCTCGTATGGTGTCGTTTTCGGAATTCCGTTTGCTTTGCAATATCTTTGGAAAAACTTCCGATAGGTTTCTGTTGTCGGCATTTGGAACAGATACAGGCCGTTTGACTTGGATGCTTGATCTTTTACAATCGCTTCTGCGATTTCGCCCAAATAAACGCTGCGTATCGCATTTTCATTTTTGCCTGTAGTGATTTCGTTGTCCTCGTTTATCGACCGCCTTACCTCCAATCTGCCCTGTTTGAAATCGTTCCGCATGATGCCACGCAATTCCCCCGGCCGCAGTCCGGTCAAAACCTCAAGGCGATAAGCATTTATATATGGGTCTTTTACCAATTTACCCTTGTAGACCGTCGTATCAACGGAGAAAAGCGTTACAATGTCCTCCGGTTGCAAGATGTTGCGAACGCCAACGGGGGCTCCCTTTGGAATTGTTATATCCTCCGGGACAAAGCCGGTTACTTTCATTTTCCGCAGATATTTGCAAAAAGAAACCATGTCGGCACGGATGCTTTGAAGATACTTTTTCGACAATTTCCCGTTATTGTAGGCATAGTCGATTACTTTTTGCAAAATCCCATCGCAAAGTGCATCTGCCTTTAGGTGGCCTATCCTTGGGTCAATCCATGTTTTCCAGCGGCTTTCCTGCGGTCGCCAATTCGATTGCGAAGTCCGAATTTTAAGCTGCTCCATATAACTTTCGTGCAGCTCCGATAGGTGCAGCTTCGTCCCGCAGATGCCTGATGCCAGCCAGTCATCTGCTTTTCGGTTCGCTTCCCTCTGCCCTTCCCTTCCCGGCCGACTGCTTGTAAATGTTTTTCTTACGCCATCTTTCTGGACGGCGATCTGCCAGCGGTTCTGCTTCTCAAGCCACCTTGCCGTATTTGTCCTTTCTTTCATTTTTCTCCTCCTGATAGACAACCGCCCTCGTTGCCGGGGGCGGTGTTTTTTTATTTTTCTGCCATTACATCGTATACAACCACGCCGTTCATAATCGTCAAGAGGGTGTTGTCCTCATTGGCATCGTTGACTACTGTGACTGTTACATATTTATCCTTTGCGCCAAGCGTATCAACAGCATCAGATATCGAATTGCACAGTTTAACCATGCTTTCACGCATTGTTACCCATGGCTCGTATGTATCGTCGTATCCGTCCGCTTTTGCTTGCGCCACTTCTGCAGCTACTCCTGACGCTTTTGCTGCTATAACAAGACCGGTGTCATCGTATTCTAAAGAGTACTCAATCCCTGTGCCCTCCGCATTTTTATCAAGCACAGTTTTTATGGCCGAAGCGACTACGGACATATCCACTTCTGTGTTTTGCTCCTCTTGCTGTTGCTGCTGATTTTGCTGATTGTCCTGTTTGTCTTTATCCTTTTCTCCGCCGGCAAGCGCTCCGATGATTGCAATTATGATAACAATTAGGATTATTGCTGTTACCATCGTTTTTTTCTTCTTTGGCTTGATCTCTGGTGTTGTTTTCTCCATTTCCTCCATAGTCGTCTCCTCCAGTACTGATTATTGTACACTTTACGGTGTACGATTATATTTGGAAAGAACATCTGTTCTTAATCCCGGATTAAACCGTAGTTAAGGTTATTTGCATCGATTAGGACGAGGTATAAAATCATCATCGCCAGCAGGGCAAAAATAACTGCGAAGAGTGTTTTGGACAGCTTCCTGCGCTGGCGCACCTGCTCTTTCAGAACCTCTATCATTTCTTCGCTGTTCTGGCTGTCGGCTTTGTGGTAGACTTCCTTCACGAAATGCTTGTCGAGAGATATGTGCAGCGCTTGGCAGATGGAAGCAACGAGAAAAAGGCTCGGATTCTTGGTCGGCTCCGAAAGCAGCCGGGAGATCGTCCTCTCAACTGTCCCGGCATTGTCGGCCAAATCCTTGTGGGTCATTCCATGCTCCTGCCGTTTTGTGGCTACCTCCAATAAAAAGTTATCCCAATTCCTTTCTTCGTCTGAATTCACAAACTCATCTCCTGTTTTTTGTTACCGGACACTTTTGTCCGAAAAACATGACAGTTTTTGCGCCGAAACCGCAACATTTGTCAGTACATATTGGCAATACAATTTGTTACAATTGAATTGTACCAAATACATGCTGAATTTGGAAGGATTTTTATTTGACAATAATCGACAAAAGAGGAGGAACACCAATGGAGAAAAAGGAGGAATTCAAAAAGGCGGTGGAACGGATGTCTGACGAGCAGCTTGTTAAATATCTTCGGATTCTAAAGTTTTCATTAGACGAAGATATTTCTCAATTTTCTCATCTGTCAAAGTATCTGCGAAATCCATAAGGTCTTTCCGAATCCCGGACAGCTCACCTTCGGTGGGCTGTTTTTCTATTTCATTGTCCATCAGCCAATCTATAGAAACATTAAAATAGTTTGCTACCTTTTTCGCCTGTGCCGGGTTTGGATAAGTCCCTCGTTTTTTCCATGCGGTTGGTGTACCCATACCAAGGCCGATCTCTGCTGCCGCCTTTGTTGGGGAAATTCCGTTCCTTTTGCACAATTCACAATACTTGTCATAAAACACAAATAATACACTCCTTTTTGTGCATTACAACAAAAATTCAAATTTGTGAATTCTAATGCTTGCATAATTCAACAATTTGAATTATACTAGGAATAGAAACTCACAAAGGTGAATTTCGTTTTTGCCTGTGGTGGACTTGTTCTGCAAATTCATTCTACCATAAAGGTAAAAAAACTTCAACATTTTGAATTGAAAGGAGGAAATTTTGGATGCCTGCACAATGGACAGGTGAGCTTGTTGGTAAAATGCACAACAACAGAGTGTCGTCACAAGAACTTGCAGCAAAAATCGGATGCTCCACAAAGTGGTTGAGCATGGTCCTTAATGGGCACTGTAGCCCAAAGGGAGCCGAGCAGAAGTTTAACGCTGCGCTGGACGAGCTTATCAAAGAAAAGGAGGAGGACAATGAAAGACTGGCATGACATGAGAAACGATGAATTTGAAAAATATCTTATCGAAGTCTACGGCGATACCAGCTGGAAAGCATACCTATTTAAGACCAGGCCACCGCAGATCATCACGGTTTTGTGTGGCGTTCTCTCCATCATCATAGCGGCAGTAGTGATATTATCCCATGTTGCATGAGGAGAGACAGGACGGCAAGCAGGAAACCGGCGATTGCAACTCCTGTTGTAATCCAATACCGGACGCTTAACTTCTTCTCGGCCCGCATGGCGGCTTTAACGCGCAAACCGTTTTCCGATAGGCAAGCAACTCCCTCATCAAAGGAGCCATTGCTAAACCAGTAGTATTCGCCGCCGAAACCGCCATCTACCAGCTTTGACCGGAGCATAGTTTGAAATTCAGATTTTGTCAATTTGGCGCTATTGCTTCGCTTGAATTTGCGAAATATTCTCTTTTCTTCTTCGGTCAAAGAATACGAAACATCAAGTTTTTCGCTCATAATATCACCTCAACTATAGTCTACCACATGAAGGGAGGGACAGCAATGTCAAGGAAAGTTGATACCTACCGCAGGCTGCGAGCGCTGATGCTGGAACTTGGCCACGACCAGACAAGCCTTGGGAAGCGCACCGGTATGAGCCGCCAGCAGATCAGCGACAGAATGATTTGCAAGACCCCGTGGACATTGGAGGAAGTCTATAAGGTCTGCGATGCATTATTTATTCCAATAAAAGATGTCAAGAAGTTTTTCCCGCCAAACGGGGTGGAAAAGAAGGAGGAACAACATGGAAGCAACAACAAACACCTTTATCCGGTGGTTTAACTCGGATGAGATCGTACCCAGCAAGGACGGCCTTTACCTGTGCCAGACAAATCAGGGAAGATACGCAACCCTGCCATTCAGCACCAAGCATCAGGTGTTCAATGTCAGCGGAGATCATGTGGAGACCGCTATCGAAGTACAGTGGTGGGCATTCCTACCGGAGCTTCCGCAAAAGGAGGTACAGGAAGATGAGTAAAAAGGAGTGGCTGCAGGAAGCCTTGGCCGTAGTTCTCGGAATGGGAGCCATCTTCGCAGCAGCGGCTATCCTGCTGCTGGTGAGGTAAGGCTATGGAGCAGAACGAGAGGATAGCAGTTATCCGGGAGAAGTTCCCCGGTTACACCAAGCCGCTGGACAGTATGTGCAAACGGCCGGAGTATTATGGCATCCGGCGTACTGCCGAAGCCGAAGCGCTGATAGCGGACAAGCCCGGCAGGAAGCGGGAAGCAAACTATAAGCTGTCTGTGCGTATTCCTTTGGGTTATGTGAATATGGCGGAGTTCCGTCAGCAGCTTATCGAAATGGGTTACTGCAACTTCACAGCATGGGTTCTGCGCTGTATCCGCCGCCAGCAGGAGGAGTACAGGCATAGAAAAGCCCCCACCGGCTCCGCAAAAGCCGATGAGGGCAAAGGTAGATTAAGCACCACCAATATACAAGATTTTGGGAGGAATGTCAAGTTGAAAAACGGGGAGGTTGGGGAAGCATGAACCAATACGATATCCCGGATAGGCCCATCCCGAGCTGGGTGGATAACTACGATGATAAGCCGCACATCTGCCCGGAGTGCGGCTGCGAGATCAACGAGACCATTTACATTAAGGACGGAATGGTCATTGGCTGCGAAAACTGTGTTAAGCGGTTTGACGCCAGCGATACGGATGCTGACAGGTACTTTGATGAAGCACCAGACAGATATTAAGGAGGAGCTATGGAGAACTACTTTCGAGAATTGAACAGCATCAACTGCTCTGACAAGACAGAGAAGAAGAATGGCCTTACATACCTTTCCTGGGCATGGGCCTGGGGAGAAATCAAGAAGCTGCACCCGGATGCGACCTACACCATCTACGAGGATGCTAACGGCCTGTTTTACCACACAGACGGTAAGACCTGCTGGGTTAAGACTGGCGTAACCGTCAACGGCATTGAGCACATCGAGTATCTGCCGGTCATGGATAACCGCAACCGCTCAATCCCGGCCAGTGATGTTACCTCATTCGATGCCAATAAGGCAATCCAGCGTTCCCTTACAAAAGCCTGTGCCCGTCATGGCCTTGGCCTGTATATCTACGCTGGCGAGGACTTGCCGGAGGGCGCAGAAAGAGAACCGGAGCCTACCGAGTATTGCATCGACTGCGGGCAGCAGATCACCGGTATCAACAAGCGCAACGGTGAGTATTGGCCCGTAAGCGAGATCATCGCCTACAGCGTCCAGCGGTTCGGCCGCAAGCTGTGCCCGAACTGCCAGAAGAAAGCCTTTGCCGCCGAAAAGGAGACCGAGAAGAATGAAAACAAGACTCCGGTTTGATTCTGCCGACTGGACAAGAGACCGGAACGGCTACGGCATCACCCTGTATACCAAAGATGCCGCAGCCGCCCAGGCTTTCCTTGATGAGATGAAGCCAGGCAAGATGTACGCCGCCGAACTAAAGGAGCACCACGAGCGCAGGAGCCTTTCGGCCAACTCGTACCTTTGGGCACTCCTTGATGATCTGGCCTTTACCCTCTCCACCCAGGCGGCCCCGCTGACTAAGGAGGAGCTGTACCGGAAGTACATTAAGGAGGTCGGAATCTGGAAGGATGTGCACAATATCGAGCCGGAAGCCGCCAAGACCGTCCGGACAGCGTGGGAAATGCTCGGTACTGGCTGGGTAACAGAACAGGTAGACTACGAGCCAGACGGTGACCATCTGGTGATCCGGCTGTACTACGGCAGCAGCACCTACAACACCAAACAGATGTCCCGGCTGCTGGATGCCGTCATCGCAGACTGCAAAGAGCAAGGGATAGATGTTGCCACTCCGTCCGAGCTGGCCTTGCTAAAGGAGGAATGGGGCAAATGAAAAACGAATGGGGCGCAGAGCTTGACCGAAACGGTTACGCTCCGAGCATCGTACAGGCCGACACATCCAAGTGCTTTTTGTGCCAGCGCTCCGGCGTAAAGCTCGACCGGCACGAAATCTTCGGCAACGCCATGCGGAGCAAAAGCAAGCGCATGGGGCTTTGGGTGTCCCTGTGCCACACGCCATGCCACCTGACACACGCACACGGCTGTGCAGAGGTGATGGACTGGCTGCACCGGCTGGGCGAGCAAGCCTGTATCGACAACTACGATTTCACTATCCCGATGTTCCGGGAGGAATTCTACACGAACTATTTGGAGGAAACAGAATGCTGAATAAAGCAATCCTTAATGGGCGGCTGACCAAGGCCCCCGAGCTGAAACAGACCAACAGCGGCAAGAGCGTATGCGGCTTTACCATCGCCGTAGACCGCAACCGTGACCGGGAAAAGACTGACTTCGTCCCCATCGTAGCATGGGGCAAGACCGCCGAATTCGTGAACCAGTGGTTCGGCAAGGGTGACCTCATTACCATTGTCGGCCGCATCGAAGTTCGCACCTACGAGGACAATGACGGTAACAAGCGCACAGCCACAGAAATCATCGCAGAGGAGGTTCTGTTTGGCGGCAGCAAGAACACCGCCAGCGCATCCGAAAAGCCCGCAGAGAGCAAAAACGGCGGGTTTGAACAAGTCGAGGACGATGGAGACCTCCCTTTTAATTGAGGGTTACGCTTCCCAGTAAAAAGCGACAGGAGGACGAAATGAAACTGAACATGTTTATTACAGCGCTACAGCTCGGAGAGATTACAGACCCGGTAACGGATGGGGTCATGCTCCATGACCTTTCGATGGAAGAGATAAAAACGGTCTTCTCCATCGTGCAGGACCATAGCAGGCTGAATTCTTACCTAATCCCAGTAGAGGAGGGATTGGATGCCTAATCGACTTATTAAGGAGTCGATCAAGCGCAGTCCGCAAATAGACCAGCTCTCTTGGTTTGATGAGGTCGTTTTCTATCGGCTGATTGTAACAGCTGACGATTACGGGTGCTGCGACGGCAGGCCCATCGTACTCCGCAACGACCTCTTCCCGACCAAGGAAAATGTGACTAAAAAGGCAATCGAGGATGCGATCTCTCACCTGACCTCTGTCGGCCTGGTTCGCCCCTATCATGACGAAACGAGCGGCATGCCATACCTGTTCTTCCCGACATGGGAGAAACACCAACGAGTGAGAAACAAGATCAGAAAATTCCCCGAACCGCCAAAAGAAGCATTTTTGACGGATGATGGTCACTTGTCAGCAACTTGCTGTCAATTGACAGCGGATTGTCTGCTAGAATCCGAATCCAATCCGAATCCGAATCCGAATACCCCCCAAACCCCCCAAGGGGGCCGGTTTGCCGAATTTTGGGCGCAATATCCCAAGAAAGTCGGCAAAGGCGCAGCGGAAAAGGCTTTTGAGCGCATCAAGCCGGATAAGCAGACCTTTGACCGCATGATGGATGCCATATCTGCACAGAAGCGGAGCCGCCAATGGACGGAGAACAACGGCCAGTACATCCCAAACCCTGCGACATGGCTGAACCAGCGCAGGTGGGAGGACGAGCTTCCGCAGGGGGAAACCGACAATGTTTTCCTGCAAATGCTGCGAGAGGAGGGACAACATGAACCGTACTGAAACACTGGCGGTTATGTCCATCCTCAAGGCCGCTTACCCTGCGTACTACCGAGACATGAAGCGGCAGGATGCCGAAGCGGTGGTGAACCTGTGGGCAGAGATGCTGGCAGACTACCCGGCTAACCTTGTGGCAGCGGCGGTTAAGTCCCACATTGCCAGCGACCGCAAGGGGTTCCCTCCACACATTGGGGCTATCATAGCCGCTATTGGTGAGATCAACAGACCGGCGGAACTCTCCGAGGGCGAAGCATGGGCGCTGATTGCAAAGGCCCTGCGGAAAAGCGGCTACAACAGCGAGAAAGAGTTTGCAGCCCTGCCGGAGAATCTACAACGGTTGGTAGGGCACCCATCCCAGCTGCGGGAATGGGCCAGCATGGACACCGGGACAGTGCAGAGCGTGGTGCAGTCCAACTTTATGCGCAGTTACCGGGCAAGGCAGGAGAGCGAGCGCAAAATGCAAGCCCTGCCTGCAGATGTCCGGGCGAAGCTGGCAGGGATGGCAGAGGTAAAGCAGCTGCCCAGCTATGACATAGCGCTGGCGGAGCGGATGATGGAGGAGAATGCGTGAAAATCACTATCCCCGAAATCCCCCCATCGCTGAACAAATACGCTGGTCGGGCCAATGCCTGGGACTACCGAGCAGAAAAGCAGCGCTGGCTGCAGCTGTTTGTTGCATACTGCCCCAAGTGCAAACCAATGGGCAAGGCGGTGGTGACCATCACCTACTACTTCCCCACCCGCCACAGGCACGACCCGGATAACTACAACGGCAAGATGCTGATGGACGGGCTGGTACACCGGGGAGTAATCGCCGATGATAGCTTTGACCATGTCGAGCTGCGGCTGCGTGTGGCATATGACCCCAAAAACCCAAGAACAGAAATTGACATAGAGGAGGTAACACAATGGGTAAACACGGAACGGAAATAGAGCGGGAGAATCCGCTTTTTGAGGGACAAAGTGCCGAGGAATTTATCAAGCGCTGGAACGCTATCACCAAAGCCATAAAAATGCGCGCAGAGACGGCCGAGCATGAAAAGGGGGTGAGTTATGATGTCATACGATAAAGCGTATCCTAACGCCAAAATCGGCCGTTCTAATTCAAACGACCCGGAGTTTCTGGAGAAGCTGGTGCGGGAGGGCAAGACAAACAGGGAGATTGCCTTAATTCTCGATCTTGATTACGGCTCTGTGGCCTCGATCTTGTATCGCTATGGAATCAAGAGAGACCCCAACCGGCCCTGCAAGAGATGCGGAGGGCCGATAGGCAGCACCAACACCAGACAGCTGTATTGCAAGGAGTGCCAAAAGGCCATGGACAGCATCCGGGCCCGCAAAAGCAGTATGAAAAAAGCCGAGCCGAAGAAATGCGAATACTGCGGGAAGGACTATTTCGGCCAGCCGGGACAAAAGTACTGCTCCAAGCAATGCTACAAGGATGCGGCGGCAGCCGGTAAGTATAAGCGTCCCAAGAATTGGATAAAGCGCCGGGATGGGAAAATCGACATCGAGATAAGGGTTTGCGGCAAAACCACGGAGCGACGGGAGAGCGTTGACTACTACGAAGCCCGGGGGATTTGGCACCGTGGCTGGATAGGTCAGGGCTATGCCGCCTTAGTAACGGTAGACGGCCACAGGCTGGAGACCCTGCCGCAAATAAAGACATTCTTCGGATTTAGGAGGGATTCGCTATGAGGAACTGGACGGCAGCGGCAGTTACGATAATCTTAGCCGCTTTCTGCATAATGGTTCTATCGGCTATTTCGGCCGAAAGGTTGAATCATTTGGATGAAGTTGCCCAGGCGGAGATCACCGCAGAGGAACAGGAACGCCGGGAGCAGGCAGCCTATTACAAAGGCTGGCAGGACGGCAAGCAATATTATCTTGAGAATTTTGGAGGGTGAGCCAATGACCGTAAAGGACTACTACGAAACAATCCGGGACATAGAAAGGCTGGCTGCGTTGGTTGACGCAGAGGGGGCAGTCACCCTCGACTATGACGATGCGGAGCAGATATGGGCGCTGCTGCTGGACTACAGGGATTTGCTGATGGCTAAGGAGGTAGAATGATGTGTAAATGGCTGAAAGATGAAGCCTGTGTAAACAGCGATTGCCCGGCGGTTGCAGATTTTTGCCCCGTAGTAAACTATCCTGGCGTGTGCCGGTACGAGGAAATGGACGAAAACAAAATAGAATGTCGGCAATGTCAGTATCTTATGTTTTCCGACTGTTATGGAGAGTGTTCCAAGGGGAACATTTCCGGGGCTGTCAAACCGCATTTTTCCTGCGGTAAAGGCGTGGTTAGAAACGACACTTTGCCGGTAAAGGAGGGATAACATGGATGCAGTAAAGTTTTTGGAAGAATCTCGGATGATGTGTAAAACATACAGTGAGTGTGTAGGCTGCCCAGCTAATGCCATAGAGCTAAACATATGATGAATTTCAGAAAATTCTTAAAGCTGTGTAAAGCAAAAGACCCATATGCACTTCAAACTCGTTCAGTAATGTTAACTTGTTTTCTTGCACTTGTTTCTTTCTGTTCAATAGAAATAGGTGGTTGGTTTATGGGATTAGTTGAACCTTCTCATACAGCAGTATTTTGGATGTTATTTGGTTTTGCAATTATTTGCTTTAGTCTTGGTATATTCATAGCATGGTATGAATACAAGCAATGTAATGGAATACAACCTTTAATACCAGATTATCAATATAGAAAGATAATGGAAATCTTAAATGAGGATAAGGAGAATAAATAGAATGGATGCTGTGAAGTTTGTCGAGGAGCGCAGACGAATGTTTGCTGTGACGGGGGAAAATCCAAAGTATAGCTTATTCAACATGACTACTCGCGCTGAGGATGTTGTAAAAGAAGTCGCGGAGTGGTCTGCTGCACATCCACGCAAGACACGGCAGAGCGTGTTTCTGGAGCAGTGGCCAGGTGCGGAACTTGACGAATGCGGATGCCTGGTGATATGCCCAACGCGCGTTTCTGCTGAATACCGGAACATATGTGTGAATTGTTCAAAAACGCGGTGTGGAGAGTGTCGTTGCGAGTTCTGGATGCAGGAGGTAGAATGATGGACTGCTTCAATCATCTTTGTCCGTTCCGTCAGAATACAACAAGTAACTGTAACCGTTGTGAGTGCTTGGCGTGTCAGAACAGGTGCAAAGGGCCCGTTACATATACTGCAAGCAATCATACGCTGACCGCAGACGAAATCGCAAAGATTACCAATAATCCCGATTATGGCGTTGGGACTGGATGTTAGGAGGTAGAGCGATGGAACGAATGACATTTGAGGGGAACTTCTGCGACATCGCGCAATGCCGGGAGATTCCGTGCCCGTATAACGGCGCGTGCTCCCAGCGTAAAGTGTGGGAGCGGCTGAAAGCCTACGAGGACACAGGGCTGGAGCCGGAAAGCGTAGAGGCACTCAAACTGTCCATGATGGGCAAGGCAATTTCGGAGATCACGGAATTTGACGGTTTGCCGATTGACCGCCTGCGTGAGTTGGCCGAGGCCGACAAGGACGGGCGTGTGGTGGTGCTGCCGTGCAAGGTGGGAGATACAGTGTGGATTACAGGCTCAGTTCGGCGCTTGTATAGCGAAAAAGTTAGAACATTCTTCTGCGAAAATCCGAGTTATGGTCGCGGGATGGCCGACAACACCGTGCAGATGATTCGCACAACGGGATGCGATATTCCCATCCATGAATTTGGCAAGACCGTATTCCTGACCCGCGATGAGGCGGAGAAAGCGCTGGAGGCGATGAAATGAGCCGGCTATGGAATTGGTGCGAATTCTGCGGAAAGCGCATCGAAACGGGCGAAAAGTGCTACGGCTTGCCAAACGGAGAGAGCGTATGCACCGATTGCTGTGTTGAAGAAAACGAGGGCGCGGCTGTATCCGATGGGGAGGAAGAACAGGAGGACGACAATGGCTGAATACATTGCAAAAACAGATGAAATCAGTATAAAAACAGATGACATATTTACAGAAGGTTTTAGAGACATATATCGCAAATGCGGCTTTACTGAGCCGGAAATCAATAGAATACAACAGGACACGATTTATGGACGCAAACAGTGGGCTCTGGCAAAGCAAAACAGCGACAACAGAGAGATAACAAGCCATGCATATATTATAGCACATAAGGAAATGACAAAAAACGTTTCAGCGTGGTTTTCAGGAGGTAAGAATGGCTGAATATAGAATTTGTTTTAGTATCGCAGGAGACTTTGGAGCGGAATTGAGTTTTGAAACAAAAGCTGGAGTGTCTTATGATGACGCGGCGGCTTCTATCGACAAAGCAAAACTGGCGGAGATGTTGAACCTCAATATTCTTGGATATACGGAGAATGACATTGAGGTTATTACGCCAGAAGAATATGATGCCGAGTTTGGAGATGCTGACAATGGCTGAATACATTAACCGGGAATCAGCAATATCACTAATCAAACAGTATGGACATGATGCAATAGACGGCGGGAGATACAGCCTTGACACTGTTGACGATTGCATAGAACTGGCAAACCGCATTAAAGCACTTCCCACGGCAGATGTGGAGCCGGTGGTCAGATGCAAAGACTGCAAGTACAGAGATGGCACACCGGGGCAGCCGAATATACTTTGTGCGCAGATGCACGAGGACGATTTCTGCTCCTACGGCGAGAGAAAGGAGGAGCCACATGATAGACTACAAAAAGATCTGTAAGTGGGAGCTTGGCAGGTATTACGAAAAGCTCATGGCCATCGACAGCCTGAAGGACGAGATCGATACGCTGACCACAAGGATGGAGGGCATCAGGTCACCAACAATGGATGCCACACCTGTACAGGGCGGCAGCTCGACTGCCGAGGAACGCATCATAAACGCCATCTGCAATAGGGACAACCTAACCGTCAACCATGAGCTGGTTAAGTGGCAAGTGCGGCAGATGGACCGTGGCCTGTCTATCCTGACCGACCAGCAGCGCAGGATACTTGAGGCGGCCGTCATGCGGCGTGAGTACAATGCCATCGATAGATTATGTGACGAGCTGCACATCAGCAGGTCGGAGCTGTACCGCAGGATGGACGAGGCCATCAAGAGATACACCATTTGCCGATACGGTGTGACAGAGCTGTAAAACTTGGGACAAATTCGGGACAAAATAACGCCTAACATAGTGTATACTTATATCGTGGTAAAACACAAAATTCCCTTGACATTCCTCCTGGTGGGGAGCCGGGCCCCTAATCCCGGCAATCTGCTCCCGTAGCTCAATGGTAGAGCGGCTGCCTTGTAAGCAGCGGGTTATAGGTTCAAACCCTATCGGGTGCTCCACCTTCATGTTTTACCTCCTTTTTACGGGGTTGCCGATGCCCCGTTATCCCATCGGCCGAAGATACATGACCTTCGTAAAAAAGGTGCCGCGCTGGCAGACCGCAAGTTCGCAATAGTCTGCCTTACCAAAAGCAGTCAGAGAGTACCGAAAGGCGCTCTCTTTCTTTATGCCATAAAGGAGGGGATACCTATGGATTTAATAGTCCGCAAAATCCCGCAGAGCGACACCATCAAGGTATATCCGGTATCTGATGTGCATTTGGGCAGCATCCTACATGATAAAGAGGGCTGGCAAGCATTCTGCCGCCGGGTAGAGCGGGAGGATGCTTATCTCATCCTTGGCGGCGATCTCATCAACAACAATACCCGGAACGCGGTGGGAAGCCCCTTTGAGGATTATATCCGCCCGCGGGAGCAGAAAAAGATGATGGTGGAAATGCTAATGCCCATCAAGGATAAGATCCTCTGCGCGGTATCCGGTAACCACGAAGCGAGGACAGCCAGAGACACCGACCAAGACATTATGGGCGATATCATGTGCAAGCTGGACATGGAGGACTACTACGCCGAGGACATAGCATTCCTCAAGCTGGAGATTGGGCGCAGGGTAACAAGAGATATCCCTATCACCAGCTATACGATGGCTGTTACCCATGGCTCCGGCGGCGGCATTTACACCGGTGCAACGGTCAACCGCAATGAGCGCTTCGGCTACACCATAGAGGGCATTGACGCTCTGATTGTTGGCCACACCCACAAAGGAACCATCAGTAAGCCCAAAAAGATCGTGGTGGACAGTAACAACAATGTTATCCGTACCAAGCAGCTGGTAGTGGTTAGCTGTACCGCATGGCAGCAGTACGGTGGCTACGCAGCCCGGAAGATGCTGCTGCCCAGCAGCGAGAGCGACCATGAGCAGCCGCAGACGCTCCTGCTGTGCGGGAACAAGACAGGCACTAAGCGGATAACCACGGTTTGGTAACAATAATTGGTGGCCCGGCATAGTAGACACCGGGAGGGATAGGGCGGGTAATGAACATTGTATTTGATTATAATTCTCCCAGGTGGCGGAGGAAGCGCCAACAGATATTAAGGCGTGACGGATATATGTGCCAGCACTGCAAGAGGTACGGAAAGGCGGTACAGGCTACAACGGTGCATCATATCAAACACGCAGATGAGTACCCGGAGCTGGCTTACGAAGATAAAAATTTAGTAAGCCTGTGTGAGGGCTGCCATAACAAGCAGCACCCGGAAAAAGCAACAGCAGCAAGGGGCCGTTACTGAGCCCCCCCCTATCCGTTGCGCCTTCCGCCTGTCTATGGGGACCGGCGGGGGGAACTCTTTCCAACTCTATTTGATATTTTTAAGAAGGGGGAAGCCATGACAAAGGAAAAATGGGTTGAAACTATCGAAAAGCAGATGGAAAAACTCGGTACGGCCGACCCATCTTATCAATCTGCGGTAGAAACGCTTGCAGAGATACTGGAACAGCGGGATAAGACCAAGGCCGAGTTCAAAAAGTCCGGCGGTAAGTCCGTCATCGAATATACCAACAAAGGGAACGCCACAAACATGGTAAAAAACCCTCTGTTGATTCTGTGGGACGACCTCAACAAGAGCGCACTGGCATACTGGCGCGAATTGGGGCTTACTCCATCGAGTTTCCGCAAAATGACCGGCGGAGTGAAGGAAAAGGAGGAAAAGGGCGGCCTTGCCGCTGCTCTTGCCAGCCTTGAGACAGATTAAGGGCAAGAACTGGCCCGTAGTCCTTGAGTATGCCGAAAGCATCAGAGACGGGAGAAAGGTCGCTTGCAAGGAATTGCGGCAGGCTGTTGACCGTTTCTTTGCTGACCTCGATAATGACGAGTACGATTTCGCGCCGAAAGGGCCGGAGTTCTGTATTCAAATCATCGAAAAGACCCTCTGCCACCAGCAGGGGGAAAAGCTGGACGGTACACCGCTCCGGGGAAAGCCGTTCCTGTTGGAGCCGTTTCACAAATTCATCATATACAATCTTCTTGGGTTTAAGTTGAAAGGCACCGATGTGGTGCGGTTTCATGAAGCCCTTATTTTTATCCCTCGAAAGAACATCAAAACCAGTTTTGCCGCTTCCCTTGCATGGGCACTGTCCCTGTGGTACCGGCGCAGCGGTTCCAAAACCTACATATCGGCCGCGGCTCTGATGCAGTCCCTTGAAAGCTTTAATTTTCTGGATTATAACATCCGGCTTATGGGCGAGGACGAGAAGCATGGCGGCGGCGTAAAGATCATTGACAATAACAACGAGCACTCAATGGAGGCAGAGCTTCCAGACGGCTCGTTTTTTATCCGCGCTCTGGCTGCAAACCCGGATGCGCAGGATTCTCTTAACTGCAATATTGCGATCTGCGATGAAATCCACGCTTTTACCAAGCCTAAGCAGTACAACCTTTTTAAGGAAGCCATGAAAGCCTACACCAACAAGCTGCTGATAGGTATTTCCACGGCTGGCGATAACGAACAGGGCTTCCTTGGGCAGCGGCTGCAATACTGCCGAAAGGTGCTGGATGGCACAATCAAGGACGAACAATATTTTATCTTTATGTGCTGCGCCAATCCGGATGAGGAGGGAAATATCGACTATACCAATCCCCTGGTACATGAGATGGCCAATCCGGCCTATGGCGTTTCCATCCGGCCGGAGGAAATTCTAAACGATAGCTTGCAGGCGCAGAATGACCCGCAGCAGCGGAAAGATTTCTTCGCAAAGTCTCTCAATGTCTATACCGGGGCTATCAAGTCCTATTTCAACCTCGACGAATTCCGGCGAAGCGATGAAAAATACAACTGGACGCTGGACGAGCTTTCAAAGCTCCCAATAGACTGGTATGGTGGTGCAGACCTCTCAAAAATGCACGACCTAACAGCGGCTGCGCTTTTTGGAAATTACAAAGGCGTGGATATCATCATCAGTCACGCTTGGTTCCCTGTGGTGCAGGCTCATGTTAAGGCCGACGAGGATGGTATACCGCTTTTCGGCTGGGCTGATGATGGACTTTTGACCATGTGCAACAGTCCAACCGTAAACCACGCCGATGTTGTCAACTGGTTTGTTACAATGCGAAAGCGCGGTTTCCGAATACGACAGGTGGGGCATGACCGTAAATTCTGCCGAGAGTATTTCATTGGCATGAAATCGGCTGGGTTTAACATTATCGACCAACCGCAGTATTTTTACAGGAAATCAGAAGGTTTCCGGCATATCGAGCAGAGCGCCAAAAATGGGACGCTGTACTATATGCATTCCGAAGCATATGAGTATTGTGTTGGGAATGTCTCGGCCGTCGAAAAGACAGACGACATGATCCAGTACGACAAGGTAAGACCGACAAACCGAATTGATGTGTTCGATGCCTCCGTATTCGCCACGGTGCGGTACTTGGAGGCTTTGGATAAATCTAAAGCAGGAAAGAAATGGTGGGGTGATAAATGAGCATAGCAAATTTTTTTGAGCGCTTCCGCTCTCGGGATAAGCCCCAAACGCGGAGCGCTGTATGCCTGTGTGATGGAACCGGCTGGAAAGACCTAACCTGTTCCGGCTATACAGACCTTGCGCACAACCCGGAAATCTGTGCCGCTGTTGATAGGATTGCGTCTTTAATTGGAAGTATGACAATCTATCTGATGCAAAACACCGATAGTGGAGATATCCGGGTTAAAAATGGGCTGTCTCGTGTGGTTGATATCGAGCCGAACAGCTACATGGGTCGGTCAAACTTTATCCAGTGGATCATCAAAACAATGCTGCTGGATGGCCGGGGGAACGCTGTAGTGCTCCCAAAGACCCGGAAGGGGCTGCTCCGGCGGCTTGACCCGATTCCGGCGGCGTTTGTAGCATTTGTACCGAATGGGGAACGGTATTATAGCATCGAAATATCTGGGAAACCCTATGACCCGAATGATGTGCTGCATTTTGCCATAAATCCGAGCAATTACTACCCATGGCAAGGCACTGGGTACAGCATTGCGCTGTCTGATGTGGCAAATAACCTCAAGCAAGCGGCGAAAACAGAAAATGGTTTCATGGCCAGTGAATGGAAGCCGTCTCTTATCGTGAAGGTGGATTCGCTGACGGACGAGTTTTCTGACCCGGAGGGGCGTGCAAAGCTCCTTGGCGATTTTGTTGCAAGCAATAAAGCCGGGGAACCTTGGCTGATTCCTGCCGAGCAATTCTCGGTGGAACAGGTAAGGCCCCTTACTCTATCTGATCTTGCGCTGGCAGACTTCGTAAAACTGGATAAAACGACGGTGGCAACCATTCTTGGCGTGCCGCCTTTTGTTTTGGGCGTTGGCGAGTTCAAGCGAGACGAATGGAACAACTTTATTTCTTCCCGTATCATGCCGATTGCACAGATTTTGGAGCAGGAGTTTAGCCGAAAGCTGCTCGTATCTCCGGATTACTTTTTCCGCTTCAATGTCCGATCCCTCTACAACTATTCCTTGGAGGAAACCATCAAAGCTGGCGCGGAAATGGTTGACCGCATGGCAATGACACGGAACGAGTGGCGCAGTTGGGTTGGGCTTACTCCGCACGAGGGAATGGATGAGCTTTTGGCCCTTGAAAACTACATTCCCGCGGACCGCCTTGGCGATCAGAAAAAACTAAACGGAGGAGGTGAGTAAATGGTAGGAGCAAGACAGGCAATCAGCCGAAGTGGCGACTTCAAAACCCGCGCTGCTGATGGAAACCTCTACATTGAGGGCTATTTCGCCACCTTTACCGGCGAATACCGGATGTGGGATAAAGCCATCGAGCGCATTGACCGAGGAGCCTTTGATGGTACCCTCGGTGATGATATTCGGGCGCTGGTTAACCATGATACCACAATCGTGCTTGGCAGAACAACAGCTGGTACACTGACCCTCCGCGTTGACGATTTGGGCCTTTGGGGGTCCATCCTCATTAATCAAGCGGATCAGGATGCCATGAACGCCTATGAGCGCGTAAAGCGTGGGGATGTTTCCCAATGTTCTTTCGGCTTTGACATCCTTGACGAGGAAACCGAAATCCGGCCAGATGGCACAACCGTGTGGACTATTCGCAAAGTCAAACTGTATGAGGTATCGGTCGTTACCTTCCCGGCCTACGAGGACACCATGGTAGAGGCTCGGAAAAAAGACCTTGAAAAGATCAACGAGCGCAAGCTCGACCAATGGAGGGCCGAAGCCCTCAAAAAGCTAAGAAAGGAGTGCTGACATGGCACTGAAATCCATTATGATTGCCAAAAAGCTGGAACTGAAAAGAGCAGCTTTTGAGGCACTGGTAGCTAAAGAGGCAGAATTTGCAACACGCTCCGCTGAAATCGAAAAAGCAATCGGCGAAGCTACCACCGATGAGGAGCAGCAGGCTGTTGAGGACGCCATGAACAAATTTACCGAGGAACAGGATGCCCACAACGCCGAAAAAGAAAAACTGTCCGCAGAAATCAAGGGCCTTGAGGAAGATTTGGAAAATGCCGAAAAGGATCCTCCCAAGGCTGAACCCAAAGCAGAAAAGAAAGACGAAAGGAATGATTTTACCATGAATACCATCAACATTCGCTCCCTCCCCATGAATGTGCGCGCCTTTGACGCTCTTCCCAAAGAGCAGCGTGACGCTATCGTAGCCCAGCCCGATGTGCAGACCTTCTTTGCGGAGCTTCGTAACGCTGCCCGCAGCAAGAGAGATATCACCGGTGGTGAGCTGACCATCCCTGTTGTATTCCTCGACCTCATTGCCGAGAATATGTATCGCTACTCCAAACTGATGCGTCGGGTCCGCATCCGCAATGTCAATGGCGAAGCCCGTCAGACCATTGCCGGTACTGTCCCCGAGGCCGTTTGGACTGAAATGTGCGGTGCCATCAATGAGCTGACCTTCAGTTTTAACCAGATCACTCTTGACGGCTTCAAGGTTGCCGGTTATGTTCCTGTTTGTAATTCCCTGCTGGAGGATAACGATGTAAACCTCGCCTCCTGGATCGTCGAGATGCTGTCCGAGGCTATCGGCCTTGCCAAGGATAAGGCCATCCTGTACGGCAAGGGCGCTGGTCAGAAGATGCCTCTCGGTATTGTGACGCGTCTGGCGCAGGAGAGCAAACCAAGCGATTACCCGGCCAATGCTCCTGCTTGGGTTGACCTGCACACCTCCAACATCATCACCATTCCCACTGCTTCCACCGGCGAGGCTTTCTGGGCTGCGCTGGCTGTTGCTGCTGGTAACACCTTCACCCGCTATTCCCGCGGCGAGCGCTTCTGGGCTATGAATAGCAAGACCCTGGCTACTCTGCAGTCCAAGGCAATCCTTGCTACCGCTTTGGGCCGGTATGTCACCTTTGACGGTATGACCATGCCCATCATCGGCGGTGATGTGGAAATCCTCGAATTTATCCCCGATGGCGACATCGTTGGCGGCTATGGCGACCTGTACCTGTGGGCGCAGCGCTCCGGCATGA